ATGGATAAGGTTACCCCCGACGATTGGGGACTGAAACATTCCTACAAGCAACTTGTTCGTGATGCCACGAAAAAGATAAACTGGTACGAGGGAAAAGCTGCCGATTGGTGGAACTTGCACAAAAAGGTTGTGGAAAGTGAAGAGGTGTTGCCTATCGAGGACTTCAGCAATCGAACATGGCACATGGACAAGAAAAGTTTTGATGAGCATACCACCGACACCAAGAAAAAGCGTGCTTTCAGAACAAAATACCTTGAAACTATCAACGAGGTAATGAAATACCCTGATGAAGTGTGGATAGGGCAAGACGAAAAAGACAAACAAGGTAGCGACCAATATCTTAACCGTTGGTTTTATATTAAGTATTACGATGGTGTGGCTATTGTGTGTGTCTGCAAGATACAAGACGGAAAACTAAAATTCAAATCGTGGTATGAGTTGCACGATGACAAAGTTAGAAAGGGGTTACTTGTGTTTCGTAGGTAAAAAAGTCAGAGGTATGCAGTCCTTACGTCCGCCGTCCTAATTCTTGGTTTCGCCACTCGTGGCAAATCCGCGTCATACGGTTGGATAGTGGTGTCTGCATACCCCTTTGCGTTTGAATACGAAAACTGTCCATATTATTAGGCGACTCCATTGCCCCACCACGCCGAGGTTTTGCGTTAAATTACGGTCTTCGTACTCCACTTGCAAAGATACACCATTATTTCGACAAAACAATGATAATCAATTAAAAATCTCACAATTATGAACATAAAAGAACTTGAAGACTACCTCCGAACGATGCCCGACGAACTTATGGAGGATGTTGCCGACATCGTAGCCGAGACTGCAACGGAGTATTACAAGCAGACTTTCCATAAAAAGGCTTTCGACGGAAATCCGTGGACACCTGCAAAGACGGCAAAGCGACGTGGCTCGCTACTCATCGATTCGGGGGCTATGCTCAATAGCATTCGACCGATAGTGATAAACAAAGACCGTGTTGTTATTGCAGCAGGCAACCAAAAGGTTACATACGCCAAAGCTCATAACGAGGGTTACAACGGCACGGTGCAAGTGCCTGCCCACAACCGCCGAACGAAAAAGGGCATCGCTCCCGTAAAGGCGCATACTCGCACGGCTCATATTCCACAACGTCAGTTCATGGGCGACAGCGAAGAACTCAACAGGAAAATAAAAGAAAGAATTGAGAACTACATTAAAAATTTATAACGATGAACAAAGAATTTTTCCTTACGGTTACAGACCACATAAAGACGTCTGTACCACAAATAAAATGGGTGGATGCTGACGAAGCGCAGCTTAATGTAGTGGGACGTCCGCCACTGGCATTCCCTGCCTGTTTGGTAGATATAAGCTATCCGCATTGCGAAACAATATCGGGGGGCAAGCAGCGCGTCAGCGCAAGGGTGGAACTGCGTGTGGTGTTCAACCTTCAGGGGAGTACCAATGCTGCTGCACCTGCCATAGTGCGTGAACGCTCATTGGCTCGTTTCGACACATTGGAAGCCCTGCACAAGGCTTTGCAATGGTGGAATGCCGACGGACTCTTCAACCCACTAAGACGAATCAGCTCCACGCCGGAGCGCAGAGCCGATGACTTGAAGGTGTATAAGGTAGTTTATGAAACGGAGTTCTTCGATTAACTCCACGAGAAGCCGGGAAACAGTCGCAACAACTTTCGGGAGGTGAAGTGTTGGGCATGAAGGGATTTTAAATAAGCATCGTAATCGATGAGAATGTTCTGTACTGTGCGTTCACCTATAAAGAACTCGTAGTCGGTAAGTATTTTCATAACGTCGTCAAAGCGACGGCGTTTGATTTCCGTCCAATAATAGTAACGTGCAATAATGGTGCGGTTACGCTTATCCAAACGGTCTTTCGCGCTGACAATGGTTGCATCGCCTTTGGGTTGCGTAAAAGCACGCCGGCGTATTTTTGTTACTCGCTCGGCTACTTCTCCAAAATCAAAATTAAGCATTAACTGACTCATACTATACAAAAGGACTTTAAGACAACACAAAGTTACAAAAAAACTGCTAACCGTCAAACGATTAGCAGCCTTTTTGTTATTTTTCCGTCTGTTTATGTAGGTTCGGCCAAGTACCTTACATCTGCGTGGGTGGTTTGCGTTGTTATCAGCTTTCTGTCATACCGAGCGATATGGGTCGCCATTGGTCGTTCTCGTCTTTCACTTCGGCACGAATAAACTGCTTGCTGACCTCGGGCTGGTAGCTCTCCTCGATGATACGCACACCTTCAAGGAATCGGTCATTGCCTATTTCGTCGGCTATCTTGCGCAGCTGAACGATGCGTGAGGCTTTGAGCGTTCCTTTTTGGTCGCGCGACAGCAGGCGGAACACCATGTTTACCAACGCCTGTGTCTTTTCGTCGGCTGCAAGGCTTGATATGTATTCCTTGACTATGGCGATGCCGTCCTCGACCGTATCACGATAGCCGTCGGTGGTGTACTGCCCCAAGATGATGCGTTTGTCGCCTTCTGAGTTGGTGAAGGTGTGTGTGCGCTGCTCGGTGCGGGTTTTGAAGAGTTCGGCTTTCATTGCCAATACACTTTTGAAGTTGTCCAACACCGTTTGTTTGATGGTTTTGATGTCTGCGGAGAGTTCTTGCAGGATAGGAAGCGAATTGTTCACTTCGTCATCTACCATCTGTTTATAAAGTTCTCTGTCTTGCTTTGCCCTTTTTTGGGCTGCTTGTCTGTCTTCCTCTGCTTTGAACTTTGCGAAGCGTGCCTGTTCTTCGGCAGTCATCTGTACGTTTACTTTTTCCATTTGTTTTGTTTTTTGATGATTACTCTTATTTTTGTATTTGCACTGTTCAGCTCTTCTATTGTGAGTTCCCTGAATGTCTTGCCTGCTATGCGCGGATTTTTGCAGAAGGCATCTATCACACCCCAGTCGGTGGTGTCGATGCCGTAGAGTTGCAGTTGGTGCAACACTCCGCTGCGTGCCTTGCGCAGTGCTTTGCGTTCCTGTTCCCGTCGATTGTCGTAGTCTAAGACGCGTTCCATATCTTGACACATGGCTTCATATTCCTGCCGTGTGGTCTCTTTCAGCGACTTTGTTCGCCCCTGTGTGTACTGATACACCAATTCTTCTTTGTCGGCGTATGGCGACTGCTTGAGCAATGCATAGAACCTTGCGTAGTTTCGTTCCTTTTCCATAACTGTTTTATTTATTTGTTTTTCGTTCCCCAATATTTGTCTGCTCGCTCTTTCCACACCGTATAGTAGCCTTTTTCACCAAAGTATCTTCCTTTGCTGATGGCTCTGTACCCCTCCACCCATATTTTCAGCGATGCACTGTACATGGCAGTTACGGCAGTTCTGCCCAATGGCTTATTGCCTTCTGCCTGACTGATGAAGATGATGAGTTTATTGCGGTGTCGCTTTATAAAGGCTTCGTATTGCTTCATGCCGATGTGGGCATATTGAAAACTGTCTATCACCACAATGTCGGGGCTGCGACGTTTCTTCAACCGCTCGTTAAGGTCGATAAAGTTTTCATTAAGCAGCACGAAGCGTCGCCCGACTTCGCCCATACCCACTCGCACAAGGGCGTTTTGCATGGTAAGGCTTGCACCTTCTTCCAAGGAGTCGTAAGCCACTTTGCCATATTTTGACAATACTTTGCAAAGTTGAAGAACAAACGATGTCTTGCCGTTGCCGCTCTTGCCCCAAACGAACCATACTCCGCCTTGCTCAGGCTGTCCAAAGGCTTCCTGCCATTCGCCTTCAAACTCGTAAACCTCACGACGAACGCGCATCAAATCGGTCATTGTCATTGCTTTTTTCAACATTTCAAATACTGTTTGATCATTGTTTAAATGCTATTCTCTTTTCTCTGTGTACGGCTTTTTTCACACGGCGCAGGTCGAAGTCGTACTGCTCGGCATCGTTCACCACTGCTACTGTCTGCTTTTCGTTCAAGCCGTTGCCGGCACAGATAGCGTAAACATCATTGGGCGACGTGCGCTCCACCTCAAAGAACTTGCGCCCCATGCGTGAGTGTATCTCGTTGTAGCCACACTTGTTATAGCGTAAGCCTATCTGCATGCGGCGCTTGATGTACGAGGTGGAGAAGAACACCATGCCGCTTTTGTCTTCCAATCGGTTGTATAGGTCGATGAAGTAGTGGAACACTCGTTCCGGCAATTTGTCGGCCTCGTCGAAAATAAGTAGCGGCTCGTCCATCTGCACAACGCTGTCGATGATACGGTCTAATAGCTCTCTGATGCTGTAACCTTCGGTGCGCAGTCCTATCTTGCGAGCTATCTCGCGCACAAAATCGCTCTTCTTCATATCTTCCGAGCAAAGCACATAAAAGGCTTCGCGCTGCTCTTCGGCAAAGATTCGTGCCGTAGTGGTTTTTCCGCAACCGGCTTCGCCCACTACCCACGTTACGTTCCTCCACGCTTTGGCATCACGGAGGGCAAACACCATTTCCTTGTAAGCCGTCGTTTCCACCACCTGCCAACCGTCGCCATGCCTGTAGCCGATTTGTGCCGCTGCGTTTTTCCACATTTCGTCGCTGATGTTCTCCCAGTTGCCTTTCAACAGCTGGCTCATTGTGGCTGCGCTGATGCCCACAAGGCTTTGCGCTGCCTTGTTCTGACTGCCATACTTCGCTGCGTAGGCTCGTAGGCTTTCCGCAATCTGTTTTTTCTCGTTTGTTTTCATATCTTTTCTTTGGTTTTAATCGTTCTACTTGTATCGTTTCACCCCTCGTTGGGAAGGGACTTCTACATCTTTCCGTACATCAGTTCCTCGTTCCACTCCTCGTTGGATAGTTTCTTTGTGTGTTGTCCTAATTCCACCACTTCGGCACGGCTATCACTCTCCATCCTCTCCATGCGATCATACACCTGCTCCTGCTGCTCTTTGGTCATTCCCTTTAGTTTAGGATAGTTTAGTCCGTTCTGCTCAGGGTCAGTGCCATGTCGGTAGGCAATACTTCGCCCGGCTGCCACACGGTCTATACGGTCTTGTTTGCCACGTTCTATCTCAGCATGTATGCGTGCCTTTTCCTCCGCCGTTTGGTCTTGCATAGCACGGTGTATGGCCATATAGGGACGAGCCACCCGGCAAAAGTGCCGTTTACCGGCTCTGTCTATGGAGTAAAGGTTTACCGTTGCCATGTCCATTGGGTCGTACTGTACATAGAACTTCTCCCAAGTGTGCTTCCCTCGCCATGCGTAGTCGGGAATGAGTTCCCCCGCCTCGTCTTCCGTAAAAACCTCCCATTGGTAGGGCTTCTTCTTGATGGTCATCTTGATGCCGCTATCGGTAAAGGTTACGGGCTTATCGCTCATTATCCAAAACATATCCTGCATTTCATACTTGCCCACAACCGGTGTGGCTTCGTTCACGCTGCCCTCGTATGCCTCCAAACGGCTGCAATCCTTTTTAGGGTGCTTCATATTGTTCCACTCCTCACGACACTCCGCGTACAGATCGCAAAGCTCCCTGTAAGTCGGCAACTTGTCCTTGTTCGCTGCCAGCATTTCCATATTCGGGCGGCTCGACTTCTTCTTTGCCGTTACGTTATGACCCGTAAAGTTGAAGTAGCGAGCCAATACCTGACTTTGAAATCTGCCAAAAATGCTTTCAATGGTCTTCGACTCTCCATTGTAAGGCATCGTGGGGCGGTGTATGTGGCAAAGCCCGTCAAGAAAACCTTGTGCCTTTTCGCCGTCCCCCGTAGGCTTCTTGCCTTGCCGGTTCAGCTTCTTGTGTCCGCCCTGATTGTCGTGAACTATCTCGTAAGGCTTGTGTCCGCTGCGTTCTATCGCCATGCGGAAAGCGCAGTACTGCGCCTCAAAGTTCTCGCTCTCGCTGATGCAGTAGCCCAGCAGAACCTCGCTCATATCGTCCACGACCTCGTAAACACTCGTTGTCCTCACCGTATTCCCATCCCGATAGTATAGGTTGAGTTTCGTGCCATCGCCATACCAAAGACTGTCCCTGCGCTCGGGGTGCAACGTCTTCTGCTTACGGCCATAACGTTGGCGGGCTGACTGCTCGCCGTGTACGGCATCGTGCCACAACTGCTCCACCTTCGGGCTGTACAGCCATGCCTGCATAGAGCGTATGCTCTTGAGTGGCTTCCAGCCACGAAACACGGAAATGTCGTTGTACTTATCAAACAGTTGCTCGTCATTGTAGCGGGGGGTATGGCTGCGCTTCAAGGCTATAAGCACCTCCTTTCCCTCCTCCGTCAGTTTTATCGTGTTCGCATTGCCGATCTTCCTACTGATGATACTTTGGTAGCCATCCTTTTGAAAAGCACATATCCTTGCCTTCAGGCGTACAAGGCTGGTCGGAAGCGTGTGGTGGTAAAGCTCGCGCAAACGCTCACTATTCTCGAGAACAACCTCCCATACATCGGCAGCCCTTGCGTTAAGGCTTGCCATCATCGCCTTGCGCTCCGCTTTCATGCGCAGCAGCTCGCCAAGCACACTGGCGTTGGTGGTGTATTCGGCTATCAGGTCTTTGTCGAGCGTTGTATACTCGCCATTCTTGAAGTATTCATATTCTTCAAAGAAAGTGCGTGCACTTTCGTCGTACTTCACCGTCTTGTGCATTTCTCTTTCACGCAGCACTTCTTCGGGGTTGCCGTACTTCTCCATAAATCTTTCCCTATACTTCTTCGGCATGGAATCAAAACTATACAGTGCGCATCTGCCTTCGCCACCGCCACGACATACGCAGACGATGTTTTTCCTGCTCATATTGGTGTTCAGCGTCCCCTCCTTCATCACGGGGTCGCTTCCACCAATCAGCTCCTCACGCGTTACGCATAGCATCTTGTTGTAGTATTCCATACTTGGTTGTTGGTCTTAATTGTCCTCCTTACATACCGGCAGCAAACAACTGCATTTCCGTCAATTCCTCAATCGTCCTTATCCGAGCCTCACGGCAAAGCTCGCCGGCCTTGTCAAACACCTTAACCTCACCCGATGCCCAAGCCATAACGAGCCTCGCGCCATTCTCAAACTCCTGAACCATCTCGCCCTTTGCCGTGTTGTGAATCGTCTCAAACACCGGTAGCTCGTTCATCAGAACACCGCCACGATGCAAAGCCAACTTCCGTATGCGCTTTGCCAAATCGCTATTGCCACGCTTCTTGTCGAAACCCAACGCATGATTCACCATCACAAGCGAAACGTCGAACGCCTGCATTATCCACTCTTTCTCCTTCGTTGAAATTTTAATATACTTCTTCATTTTTCCTTTACTACTATTGTTAAATTGAACTTATCTACGCCAACAGCTTGAATCCATATATTATCGTCGCCAAAGGCTTCGCAGATGGCATTCACATCTGAAGCGCAGGTTGAACCGCTAACGCCAACTATTAATATTGATGGTATGTGCTGTAGCACACTCATTACAATAATTTTTCGCTGGAGGGGTAAATTTTCAATTACCTCCGCAACTTCTTCTTTTGTCCATTTTTCCATAATACTTTTATTTTTATAGTTAATATTCGTATTTGTTGCCCCTTTTTCGTACCTTTGGAGCGTGTAATAATTGTAACACGTTGCAAAGATAGTGATAATTTTCAACTATCCAAACTTTTGGATGATAATTTTCAATTTATGTGTAAAATATTAACAAGAATACAGGAGCTATCACAAGCGGAAGGGATAACTATCGGAGCTTTAGAGAAGAAAATAGGTGCAAGTAAAGGTGTGTTGTCCAGAGCTATTGCGAAAGGAACAGATATTCAAGCAAAGTGGATAGAGGTATTGGTTGATAATTATCCCCAATATAACACAGAATGGCTCCTCACTGGCAAAGGCTCAATGTTGAAAAACGATACTGCAACACCATCAGAGGCGACCGTTCAACCGATATACCAGCCACGCAGCCCCGAAAAGAAAGTAGATAATCAAATTATCAACCTGTACGACTTCGAAGCGACAGCCGGCTTGCGTGAACTGCTCGACAACCGACACGCCAACATCATCGACACCATCAAGATACCCAACATGCCTAAATGCGATGGTGCTATACATATAGTAGGCGATTCGATGTACCCACTCCTGAAGTCGGGAGATATTGTATTTTACAAAGAAGTGCCGGTAGATGTTCAATACATTTTTTATGGCGAAATGTACTTGCTATCTTATAATATAGATGGAGACGACTATGTAGTAGTGAAATACATCAAGAAATCAGCACAGGGCGAACCATTCGTAACACTCGCATCACAGAACCCTAACCACGCCGATAAGGACATTGACTTCCGGCACGTCAATGCCGTAGCACTCATAAAGGCATCCATCAGAATAAACAGTATGGCATAA